ACGAACGTTATCACACCCAGTCCAACCACCTTCTGCGCCGTATTGAGTGTTTTGTTTATCGATTCCTGGTCTAAATTGTAGTTTATTTATTGGCATAATACTCTATTATACACGGTTATTTTATAAAAGCTAGAAAGCTTATACTTTAGATATATGTATATTCCATTCTAATTTATTAAGCAAATCTTCAAATTGAACTACTGTTAAAGATTGTTTTCTAACATATTCATGAAGCTCTGGAACATCTATAATAACCCATTCTTTGTCAGTCTCAAATACTATTTTATCAGCTTTACTAGAAGTTGTTCCTTTTTTACCTAATTGATTATTAGGCATTTGAAACATAGGTCTTACATCAAATTTAAATTCTTGATTTGAGTTTTTCTTTAAAACTCCTGAAACGTTCCAATGTTCGTTATTTTTTTGTGTCTCTGTTGGCCAGATAATATTATTTAAATGAATAGAAAACTTTGTCTCTATATTCACTTTCTAAATAATTTTTTAATCAATCCTCTAAAACCAGTATTTTCTTTAAAGTATTCTAAACATTCTGCAATAGTTTGCTGTCTAATATATTCATCTCTTATTTCTTGGGATGTGGGTTGTGGTAATGGCGAATCCCATCTATCAATAATAAACTGACCTGCGGAAGTTAAATCGTAGCTAGCGCCTGGCGCTAGAGATTTCATTACGGTATTAATTCCCCAAGCAAAACCATTTTCATTGGTATATGCTTTAATAGTTTCTTCAACTGTTAATTTCATAATATAAGTTCAGTTAAGTTTTTATTATTACCAATTGCACCTTTTATAAAAACATTAAAAGCTAAACTTATTCTAGTATTAGTTCCTTCTTTATTTTCAACCATATGAGTTAAAGAAGATGGAAACATAATAATATCTCCAGTTTTAACAGTAAACCACCAAGATTCAGAATTATATAAATTCCAAGTTTTAATTTCAGGTTTTATAGTTTTATAACCATCATTAAAAAATTTAATTTTATCTAATTCTTTATGGCAATTAATATAAAAAACTCCTGATACTATAGAATTTGGGTGTGCGTGTTTGTGATGATATTGATTTGTTTCTGTGTAGTTTAACCAAGATTGTGTAATGTAAGGGGTAACTGCATCAGTTGTTGATAATACTTTTTGAAAATAATCTTGTACTTTTTTATCTAGTTCTTTTTTAATATTAGTAAATGGTTTTTCATTAAGAATATAATTTTTATTAGAAACAATATTTCCTTCGTTGTTATGAGAATCTTTTTTATTCTTATCTACAAACTTTAATTCTAAAGGTGATAATGCTCTATCTAATTTTGACATATAGATAGGTGTTGGAAATATTCCGTTAATAACTGCTTCTGTCATTCTAACTTTTTTTAGACTATTTTAGATAGTTTGTAAAGTCCAATTTAAGGTTTCTTCATTCCAAATATATCTATTATTTATATTACTATCTACTGGATAAGCAACAGGTGCTTCCCACTGACAAGTAGCTTCATTTAATACCCAACTATTATAAGGTTTAAGTGGTATAAAAGCATCTCTTTGTGTATCATAAGTAAAACCTATTCCTGCGTGATTTTTTCTTAAAGGTGTTCCACCAGATGAATGTACTCCACCATAAGTATTGTAAGATGTTTGTTTCCAAATAGCATTTGGCTCATTATATAAATTTTTTAAAAAGTCTATTCCTAGTTGTTCTTGTTCAATTCCGTTTGAATCTTTTAATACTTCGTTAACAACAGAGACAACTGTTGTTACTATATTATTTTCTATTTTTGCAAAGCTAGCCATTATCCTGTGTAACTCCCTGAACCATTAAATTGTAAAATTGTATTACTACCAGATGTTGTAACTGTTGGCGAACCTGTTGTAGTAGATGAATAGTTAGCAGTAGGTACACTTAATATAACAACTCCTTTTCCACCTGAACCTGCATTTGTTGCTACTCCACCACCGGCACCACCACCGCCACCACCGCCACCACCGCCAGTATTAACAGTTCCTGAAACTCCAGCAACACCACCTTTTCCACCTGCACCTCCACCACCTGTTCCTCCAGTACCACCATCTCCACTTTGATAAGTACCACCACCTCCTCCACCTGCTCTAGTTACAGAAGAACCAGTTATAGAAGAAGCTGTACCAGCTCCACCAGCACCTCCATTTGAGCCAGTTCCTGCACCACCAACAGCACCTGCACCACCTCCGCCACCGCCTCCATAATTTGGAGCAGATGAACTACCTAGTCCACCATCATTACCTTGAGAAGGAGATGTATTTGGAGTGTTACCAAGTCCAACAGCACCAAGTCCACTTGCTTCAACTGAACCACCACCTGAACCTCCATTTAAACCATTTATTTGTGCTCCACCAGCATCTGATGCCCCTCCTCCTCCACCAGCAGAAGTTATTGTCGTTAATCCTGAACCTGAAATTGAAGAGTTTGAACCGCTAGTTCCTCTACCCAATGGACTAGAAAGTGCTCCAGCACCACCATCTCCAACTGTTACTGTAATTACTGTTCCTATTGAAACTGATTGAGTAGAAGTTCTAAATCCTCCAGCACCTGCACCAGCACCTCTAGTAGTACCACCACCTCCTCCTCCAGCTATTACTAAAAATTCTATTGAATAACTTGGCCAACTATTATTTTTTCTAGCATTAAATTGATCTTGTAATCTCCACACTCCTGTTGCTACAGAAGATGTTGGAGTATTTACTTTACCAATTATACCACCATTACGTTTAGCCATTCATTAACTCCCAATTTAAAATTTCTTCATTCCATTTATACATATTATTATCATCGGGTCTAGCAACGGGTGCATCCCAATTACAAGTAGTTTCATTTAATAACCAACTATTGTAAGGTTTAGGTGAAATGAACGCATCACGTTGTGAATCATAAGTATATCCTATACCAGCGTGGTTCTTTCTAAAAGGAGTTCCACCTAAAGAATGAACTCCACCGTTTGTATTATATGAAGTTTGTTTCCAAATAGCATTTGGTTCATTATATAATGTTTTTAAAAAATTAATTCCTAATTGTTCTTGCTCTACTCCGTTTGAATCTTTTAATACTTCATTAACAACAGAGACAACTGTTGTTACGATATTATTTTCTATTTTTGCAAAACTAGCCATTATGCTGTGTAACTCCCTGATCCGTTAAATTGCATTATTGTATTGGCTCCTGAAGTTGTAACTGTTGGACTTCCTGTTGTAGTAGATGAATAGTTAGCAGTAGGTACACTTAATATAACAACTCCTTTACCACCTGGACCACTATCAGCAACACCAGGTTGTCCACCACCTCCTCCACCACTACCAGTATTAACTGTTCCTGCTCCTCCATTTGTAACTGGGCCTCCACCTCTACCACCAGCGCCACCTCCTCCTGTTCCTCCATTACCTGGAGTTCCACCATCATAAGTACCTCCACCACCTCCTCCTGCTCTTGTAACAGATGAACCAGTTATTGAAGAAGCTGTACCAGTTCCACCAACACCACCAGTTGTTGATGTTCCATTACCTCCTACTGCACCTGCTCCTCCTCCACCTCCTGCACCATAATTTGGCCCACCATTACCACCTGTTCCTCCGTTGTTACCTTGACTTGGAGATGTGTTAGGTGTATTTCCAGAACCACCTACCTTTAAACTAGCAGAACCTCCTCCTCCTGAACCACCACTAAGACCATCTCTTTCAGGGCCATCAGCACCACCACCTCCTCCACCAGCAGAAGTTATTGTTGTTAAACCAGAACCTGAAATTGATGAATTGCTACCATTATTTCCTAAAGCAGCACTAACTAATACTCCACCATCTCCTACTGTTACTGTAATTACTGTTCCTATTGCTACTGATTGAGTAGAAGTTCTATATCCACCTGCTCCTCCTCCTCCTCCTCTACCAGCACCTCCACTTGCCCCACCAGCTATTACTAAAAATTCTATTGGATAAGGAGAACTTGGCCAAATATTTGAAACACGTGCGTTGTATTGATCTTCAAGAGCCCAGACTCCTGATGCTACTGATGTTGTTGGAGTGTTTAGTTTTCCGATTATTCCACCGTTCTCTTTTGCCATGGCAAAAATCTCCCGGTTAATTTATTTCTTCGTATGAAATAACAATTTCTAGATCGCCGGCTGCACTTGCGCCACCGATGATAGATTTATCTTCTTCTAAATAAAATGAATTTGTTTTATCTATAACTGATAAAGTTGCATCTGCTGGAACAGCAATTGTAGAAGCTAAAGCATAAGAAGTTCCACTACCTGCAGCTG